CCAATAGTAGATTGATAATATGAATTTTTATCATTCAATACGGCAAGTATACCTGCATATAATTGCTTTTGTAAAACGTTACTCATATAACGTGCCTTTATACGGACTATTAAGCCACCTAGCATAAGTTTCAGCTTGCTCAGAGATTTTTGTAAGTTCATATTTGCCACAGAATTTCATAAAGTGAATGCCAACTTGAGGAGTAGTAACTACACGAACACTCTCCTTGATACGTGTATCAACTAAATCCTTGATTTCTTGCGGTTGCGCAGTCAAGTCAATCAATACACGGTTACGCTCATAATCGTCTTTAACACGATGCTCGACTTCATTATGGTCAACCCACCTTTGCAACATCATGTTATTCCAATTGAAGCCTTGCTTATGTCTATCAGCATAAGCTTCAGTTAGTCCAACTTTATTCTTAGTGCCTTTCTCACGAACACCTGGGTAAGCACTGAACACATTGTCACTACTATCACCACGCATACATTTCATAAAAAGATGCCACTGAGGATCACCTAGCAATTTGGGTTCTTTAGTTTTCTTATCTTTAACAATCTTACCCTTGTCATCAAAGTAACCATCCAACGTGATTAGCTGATTAGCTACCCCATTATATTGCTTCACATTTTCTGTGATAAGTTGAACATAGTCAGTGTCGCTTGAAATAATAAAATGTTCATCATCTGGATGCAAGTGAATGAATCGGGCAATCATATCATCAGCTTCAGCACGTTCGTGACGTAACACACTTACGTTAGTTTTCTCTTTAAGAAACGTAGTGAATTTTTCATACGTATCCCAAAACATTTCGTTTTCTTCACGTTCAGTTTCAGTTTGCGTTAGTGTATCTACTACCCGATTTTTCTTGTATGGCTCGTAATGATCCTTACGCCAGCTACGGCCCTCTAAGCAGAACACAACATGATCAATACCAAACTTGCGAACGATTTGATTAGTGCTTGCTAATGTTAAGTGAAGGGCCATGCCGATCTTTTCCCATGTATCACTATTACGTGATGCAATGTGACGGGCACGGAAGAATGTGTTAGCTGTGTCGATTAATGCGTATTTCATTTATAGAGGTATGTGTTAATATGTATATATTATACACTATGTTTGATTTGTTGTCAACTTACTTCCGTGCGGCCGCCACCTAAGTTTTTAGTACGGACCACTCGTAAGTCGCGGTTCGTAGGATCAGCTTGCTGTTGCTCATAGACTTCTAATGCGATATTACGACAGACTGTTTGAAACCAACGGTCAACTATTACATCATCAGTATCAGTATCTTTTTGTTTATAACCTGCACGAATCAAATTTAAAATGAACTTGTCATTCCAATCTAATTCAAATGCACCGTTGTTAACATCAGCTGGATCAATTTCCAAACTTAATATGTTAATGTATGGCTCACCTGCTGCCGTTGCTTTTTCTTTAGCTGTAAGCTCAGGTGCAACTTTCTTTTCCTTAACCTTCTTAGGTGACGGTTCAGATTTAACTTCCGGCTTTTTAAATAAATTCTTTAACTTGTCAAACATTTATATCTCTCATGTAATTTAAAACTAGCAAGATTCTTTGCCTTGCTTTCGCACATCATATCAAAGTTATCAATAAATGTCAATGCCCAATCATTGACAGCATCATTCCAATAGTAATCACTATGGGCACGTAACTTTTGTTTACTGTAACCTGCTTCAATCAACGCATCATGGGAGGGACGTTCATTGCAGGAGTGTTCAATAAGACAATCTTCCCTACTGACAGAATAATGTAAAGTAGGGCGTACGCCACGCCAACTGTCAATAACCCTTTTAACAAGTACATCATTAGAATCGATGTATTCTCCTTCACGAATCCAGTGATGGTGTATGTCCATGACCGTAGGTACGAGATCAGATAGTGATAAGCAGTCAGTAAGTCCATGTGTGTATTCCTCATTCTCTAGTGTTAGTGTGTTTCTCGCTTCTGGCGACAATCTGTTGTACACATCTCTAATGCCTTGTGGGCCACGTCTACCTGAAATGTGTACGTTTACTTTGAAGTCTTGAAATTGTTTACCATAGCCCATCCAACGAACCATGTCACAATGATATTCAAATTCTTCAATACTCTTATTTACCACCTCATCACGGTCACTAGCTAAAACAACGAATTGGTCAGGGTGAAATGACAAACGAACATCATTGGCACGTGCAGTTTCACCGATAGGGGCGAACCAACGAGCCAAGCTATTCTGCACATCAGTTGAATGCCAAAAGTCTTTGTACTCATCCATTGTATAAAAACTAAGCATATCACTAGTAAGACGCAACATACGCAATTGTGGATCAAGTGTAGCGACACGCTTAACAAGTGCATGTGTGTTTAGAATATTGCGTTTAGCAACATCCATAATCTTTTCTTCTACTACATCACGCTTATTACGCTTTGCCCATGCGTGTGTAGTTCCACCTGTGTTAAGACCTTCAGTAGATACGATCTCGCCTTTTTTATTGATTTCTGCCCATTTACAAGCGAAACCGATGCGTTTTACATTATTCATTTTGGTGCCTTTTCAAGATCAAGAAGTAAGAAAAAAAAGTGGTTACGTTCAATAGTAACTGGATCTACTCCATGAAACCCACGTGGAGTATTTAACCAAAACGCCCCGGAGAATGCTTTTTTCGGAGCAACATATAAAGGTGTATTACTTTCTCTACTTTTATAGAATTTAGTTGAGTTCTCACAGTCAGTGATATGTATTACACCTGATAGTACTGCCGCTGGATGATCGATATGAATGTCTTGTTTCCATCCTAAGGAATCTTTACATATAGACACTCCCAATGATGTTTTAAGAGTAGTAGATAGTTTAGATTTCGCATATAAAGGATGTTCCTTCATTATGTTGATAATATCATTAATTTTATCGTTAAAGAAAAATTTATACTCTTTAGTAGAGTCTACTATTGACCGTTTATAGGTTTGATTATTTACCGCATCAGTTGTATACACTACATCATTAGATTCAACATATGGTAGGGATTTTAACTCTACTGCAGGAAGAACAAAATCCGTTACTTCAACTACACAATGATGTTCTAATGGGATAAGTTTGTACATAAAATTTGTAAACTGATAAATAATAAGATATAGTGTAGCATATCTACGCAATAAAGTCAACTATTTACGGATACCATTATGAGAGCAAACGAAATTATAACAGAATCTAGCAAGATTTGTCCACAATGTGGGATGGCAGGTTGCACATGCAAACCTGGAACTTGCAAATGCAAACCAAAGCCTGGTTATCCTAAAAACATTGATGAGGCCGCAAATCCTGCACAACAAGCCGCTATTGCTATAAGCAAGAAAGAGGAGATGGATGAGGATTGGCAAAAGGTCAATAAAAAGGATAAAACCGATGGCATGAGTAAAAAAGCGGTCAAAGCATATCGTAGAGAGAATCCGGGTAGCAAACTAAAGACTGCAGTTACTACTAAGCCTAGTAAACTAAAAAAGGGTAGTAAAGCCGCAAAACGCCGTAAATCATTCTGCGCTCGTATGAGTGGTATGAAGAAAGCACATGCAAGTGCTAAGACCAAACGAGATCCGGATAGCCCAATCAATAAGGCATTACGCAGATGGAACTGTGAATCAGTAGAACAAATGCAAGAGTTAGTAATGATTGCCGAACAAATGGTACATAAGGTTAAAGGCTAAACTTTAAGTAGTTCTTCCAAAGAATATAAGTTACGCATGTAGGGTGACACATCTTCTAGTACACTACTAGCAAGGTCACCCTTTCTTCTTGGGCCGTATACTACATCAAAGTCAATCTCGTTTACTTCCATAAACTTATTGACAATTTCTTTAACAGTATAACCTACACCGTGACCTAAACATTCTACACTATTGCTAGGTTTCTCAATAGCTTGTTTTAATGAATCGCAAATTTCATTCACGTGTACATAATCACGAATACAAGTACCATCAGGACTCACATCATAATCATTACCGAAAATAGTAAACTGTTTTGATTTCATAGCCATTATTAGATTGTACAGCAAACCATCGGGGTTAGTGGGAGCAAAGCCTTCGCTTCCAATAACATTATAAAATCTAAAGATTGTATATGGTGTTGGACGATGGGTGATACAATATTCTCTTACTACATCTTCTGCGGCACGTTTACTGATACCATAAGCACTTTCACAATCTTGTGCGGCACCTGTACTTGCAAAGATAAAGTTCTTTGTCTTAATCTTATTCAACACATTCATTGTGCCATTCAAATTAGTAATGTAATATGGAATAGGTTTCTGTTCACTCTCACCTACATTAACCAATGCCGCTAAGTGAATAACACAATCAAACTCATCTTCTAAACTAAATTGACGATTGATATCACAATGATAGAATGTATGCGGTGACTCTTGCGGTTCTACTTTGTCCAAACCATATACTTCATATTCATCTTTCAACATCTTAGTAAGATGTGAACCAATGTAACCACTGTTACCTGTAATTAAAACTTTTTTTACCACTGAAATAATTCCTCACTAGTTTCTTCTGCTGGTTCAAAGACTGGGTCTTTGGTTAAATAGGTGTCATCATCTGTATAGATAACTCTAAACTTATGTTTGTTAGTCAATACACTACGAACATCATCAATACAAATTACACTACGACCTAAACTCTCAATAAAGTCAGCATGTGTAATAGTTGTTTCATTACAAATTTTAGCTGTATTGCTGTTAGATAACTTAGGCTGAAATTCACGGAAGCAATTATTCCATTTATGAAATACACTATCCTCTTGCTGTTTAGCATGATCCAATGATCCTAAGTTATACCATCTTTCTGCTTTTTCAAAAATATCATATAGCTCTTTTGCTTTTTCAGCCATGTCTTTCTTTGTGCATTTGTAAAAGAAATCTTCATTGAAGTTTTTAGTCCATCGTTGATTTTCTAATACTAACGTAGGCAATTGAATGTGTTGCTCGTAGAATGCCATGCCATAACTTTCAACAGTGCTGGGATTAAATGCGATACGACTAGACTTAATAAAATCTACTTTCTCTTGTCCGACAATACTAGCACGAACATCCCATACAGCACCAATCTTAGCAAGTCTATCTTCAAACTTCTTTACACCATTGGGACTAGTCATTACTTTAGCAGGTAATCCAGTCTGCTCAATCAAGTCAATAAACAACTCGGGATTTTTTCCTTCTTCCCATCGACCAACAAACAATATACCTTCTCTAGTGCCGTGATATTCTTCTAGTAATCCACGCTCAGTAATAGGTATAGGAAGATGATAGGATGATTCATCTAGGTGTAGTTGGTTAAATTTACTTTGAGTTCCTATATCAATGTTTGTGGTGCTTAGTTGTTGACGCATCATCACATTGGTATTGTTTAAAAAGGGATTTTTAGTATTGTTAAAGATTTGACTTTCTAAGTGAGTATAAGCAATGATTTGAATACAATCTTCAAGACCCATAGTGCTAGTCACTTGAACAGTCTCATATGTGTTACAAATTAATGCATCATATAAATTACTACTCAATGCTTTAATAATGCTATTACGAAAGTTAGCCATACGCTCATAACAGAATGTATCACCATACATAAAGATATTGCTATGCTCAGTATATCGTAATGATTCTGATGGGGCTATAATATTAGCCGGAATAGATTTAATAAACTCATTCTCTTGTGGTAACTTATCAGTAATGATATCAACTTTAATGTTATGACTATCCATCAACTCACAAAAACTTTTTGTAAATTGACCAATACCACCGTGTGGTATTAATGTTTGATAGCTTACTAAGAAGCCAATTCGTTTATCGTATGTTCTCATTTATCCTCTATTGTAGGCACATCTTGCCATTCAGTATATTCACGCTTTTTAGTAAAACTACCGTTTGTATTAGTTCCGCTATAATCTGTAACTTCAATTTGTGTTCTATATTGTAACACTTTTTCAGGTCCGTCCCAGCCAGGTCGGACAAGATATCTTAATTCATACATATATTTACCTCGTTAGTTCCCATATAATATGGGCATTCTTATCATGCCATCTATACTCAAAGATAGACTCACCGGGACCAGTGATAATCCTAGTCATGCGATAAGCCTTCTTTAACCAAATACGTTTGCCAGTTAAATAACAAGTTTCAGGTAACCAAGCAAATTTATACTCGGTACCTATCATCATTTTACTATAGAACGAATCGTATGATTCTGTTTGCGGCATTAAGTGCCCCACTCATTTTTAAAGAGAGGTACTTGCAATCTATCACTGTATCTATATCCTCGATTCATTGCTTCAATAGCTACATTCTTAGCATTTAGATTGTAAAGTGATTCTACACCACCGCATGGCATAAAGTAGATAGGACCTCTAAAGCCCCTGCTACGATATTCTTTAACTGCTTCATCAGCTTCAAGTGCATCTTCTTTACTAGCAATAACAAACTTCAAATATACAAAGCCAACGCTTTCATACTGATGAATGATTTCAGGACAGATTGCTTCAGACCACTTCTCACCACTGATACTTAGTTTAGGACTAACACTAAATGTAAGCGCATTCTTTTCTCTGTTAATCTTCCATTGTTGTAGATAGATTTTAAAGTCTTGACTTAATTCTTGTGTGCCATTAGTTTCAAATGTAATCTCTTTAAGAGACCTCATTTTCTCATGTGAAAGTAAGTCAGGATACGCTCTTTGCCATCCAAGAAGAGGCTCGCCACCAGTGATGACAAGATGTTCATCCATCCAACGACCATGAGGAAGTATATCACAAATACTGTCAACAATAGCATCGGTAGAGATAACAGGACTAAGATGTTTGAAACGAGGGTCCCAGCTTGCATAGCTATCACATCCTGTACTGACAAGCGGTAAGGATTTATAATCTGTATAACCCTCTGCTTTAATCGCAATAACATCTCTCTCATTACTCAATTCTCCTTTAGGCATGCCAAAGCCGCCGCATGTAAAATTACATCCATATGTTCGTAAGAATACAGAGGGGACACCCATGTATCGACCCTCACCTTGAATACTGTAAAATAACTCTGATACTTTTAAATGACTCATATTTGTTCCGAAATAAGTTTTGCTGTGTATGGTGCTAACGTCCATCCTAAGTGACCGTGTCCTGTATTATAATACACTTTACTATTCTTGTCACTCTGTTTGGTAATAGGCATCATATTAGGAGTCATTGGTCTGAGACATGCCCAACTACTATAGTCACTTGTGTTCATGTGCGGGAAGTTAGTTCTTACCCAATCAAGTAACGGCTTGACTCTATCATATCTGATATCATAGTTCTCGCCAGCAAGTTCAGCAGTACCTGCAACTCTAAATCTGTTACCCAAACTTGATGTAACAATCTTAGCTTGGTCATCTAGTAAACTAGTTACAGGCAAGTGTTTCTTAGGTACATTGTTGATAGTGATACTGTAGCCTTTAACAGGATAGATATCTAGTGTGTCACCCACGCTCTTAGCGACTTTAACACTACCGACACCCGCTGATACAACTACAGAATCATAGAATGAAACATCCTCAATGTGTTTGATTTCCCAATTGTAATTGAATGTAACACCATACTTAGTTTTTAAAACTTTCTCAAGTTCAATACAAAATTTATGTATGTCACCTGTCCAGTCACTCAACGTCCAAGCACCACCTACGATGCCACTGACATTTTCTAATTTACTTTCTAGTTCTTTGACTCTTTGCTTATCAATGATATCCCACTCACATCCATTCTTACGATAGATTGATTGTGCTTGTTTAGCGGCTTCAAAGTATTGTTCATCTTTATAG